ATGGTATTTACAATGGGTAACCATGAAGAAAGAATAGAACGTGCAGTAGAAAGCGATGCTGTACTAGAAGATGTGATTGGTTATAAAGACCTTAACTTAGATGACTGGGAAGTTATAGATTATAAAGAACCAGTAATCATTGAGGGTGTTGGCTTCTGCCACTTCTTTACCAGTGGTGTTATGGGTAGACCAGTATCAAGTGCTAGGGCTATGCTTACTAAGAAGCACATGAGTTGTGTGATGGGTCATGTACAAGACAGGGACATAGCCTTTAGTAAGCGTGGTGATGGTACTGCATTGACTGGTATCTTTGCTGGTATCTTTTATCAACATGACGAGGCTTACTTAGGCAGTCAAGGTAATGGTAGTTGGAAAGGTATTTGGATGTTAAACGAAGTTAATAATGGTAGCTTTGATGAAATGCCAGTTAGCTTAGAATATTTGAGAGGGCGTTATGGAAATTGATATAATGACACCAGAAGAAGAACAACGTATGAAAGATTTAGGTAGATATGACTTAATCAATAAGGGTGTTTGTGGTAAATCTACAAGTAGAATAGATATCATTGGGCAGAACGGCAATGATGGGTTACACTATGAAGAGAGAGCATCAGACAAACAGGTAGGTGGAGACCATTATAAGAAACACCTAATACAACCTTGGGATATTATTGATGCTTATCATTTAGATTTCTACGAGGGCAATGCCCTTAAGTATTTGCTCAGAACCAAAGGTAGTAGAGAAGAAGATATTAAGAAAGCTATTCACTACCTTGAGAAGATATTAGAAAACTGGAGTAGGTAGTATGGATACTAGTAACCCTATTAAGTTGTTTGGTAAGAACCTGTTTGGCTTCTGGCTACCTTTTATAGGGTTTACAACTTATGTAGAGTACGATGATATATTTAATCCTAAGTATAAACTATACGAACACGTATTCTTAGTACAGTGGATTATTGGTTGCGGACTTGTGTATAAGATAGAGGTAGTACAGATGATGGAAGAGGAAGATTGGAATGACGAATAATGAAAACCCAAAGGCTACGTTTACTATTAAGAAGATAACTAACTGGCATTATGCAAGGAACTTAATCAATGGCTCTAATGACCAGGCACAAGTAAAGAAGTTAATCGAAGAGGTAACTGAGTTAGTAGACTCATTATCTACAGGGCAAAGTCCTATTGATGATATTGGTGATATTATTGTAGTGCTAATCAACATAGCAGAGAGACATAAATTATCTATTGATGAATGTTTAGAACACGCCTATAATGATATCAAAGACCGTAGGGGTCAGATGATAGATGGCATATTTGTAAAGGAAGAGTAAATGATTACAGACAAACAAGAGGCTTACGTTATTGCATATCCACAGGCAGAGCAGTTTGCAGAGTTGCAAGAGGACATCTTCTGGACTGCTAAAGAGATTGGTATGGATAAGGACTTACATGACCTACACAACAATCTTACAGAAGCAGAGATGCATGGAGTAGTAACTGTGTTAAAACTATTTACCTTGTATGAAACACACGTAGGTAATGACTACTGGTTAGACTTTATTCGTAAGAAGTTTAGACGACCAGAGATACAGCGTATGGCTTCTGTGTTTGGTATGTTTGAACTTAATGTACATGCACCTTTCTATAACAAGATTAACGAGGTGATGAACCTAAACACTGAGGAGTTCTATAATAGTTACGTTAAAGACAAGACCTTACGTGGTCGTATGGACTGGTTAGATAGGCAGTTTGAAGGTGATGATACGTTAGCTTCGTTAGCAGTTGGTTCTATTGTAGAAGGTGCTGTACTGTATTCTAACTTCGCCTTTCTAAAGCACTTCCAAGCTGAGGGTAAGAACAAGTTAGTCAACATGGCAGCAGGTATTAACTTCAGTGTAAGGGATGAGAACCTACACAGTCTAGCGGGTGCTTGGTTATTCAATACATTAAGAGAAGAGAGTGAACAGCTAGACAACAAAGAGTTAGATAAGAAAATCTATAAGACCTGTGGTAAAATCTATGAGCATGAGTCTCGTATCATTGATATGATATTTGAGAAGGGTGAGATTAAAGGTGTCACAGACTTACAGATGAAGAACTTTATTCAAGCTAGGTTAAACCTTTGCCTTGAACAACTAAGGTTAGAACCACTGTATGAGGTAGACTATGACCCTATCTCCAAGTGGTTCTATAAAAACATTAATACGCCACAACTACATGACTTCTTCCATAAACAGGGGAACAGTTATAATAGGGATTGGCAAGAGACAAGGTTTGCATGGTAATATGAAGAGTATATACGAAGAACTAAGCGCAGAACGAAAGCAACTACAAGCTACAGGGAAACTACCACAATGGTATAGTACCTCTGCTTGGCAGTTACTTAAAGAGAAGTACACAACAGAGGAGTACCCAGACTTATATAGTATTTATAAACGCATAAGTAGTACAGCAGCTAAACACATGGGTGTTGACAAAGACCATTGGGATAGAGTATTCTTTAACCTACTCTGGTCTGGACACCTAGCTTGTTCTACACCAGTCCTAGCTAACATGGGCACAAACAGAGGATGTCCAGTTAGTTGTTCAGGTAACTACGTAGGAGATAGTGTATATGAATTTTACGAATCACAAAAAGAAACTGCAATACTTACAAAAAACGGTTTTGGAACTTCATCTTATCTTGGCGCAATTAGAGGTAGAGGAGATTCCATCAGTTCAGGAGGTAATGCTTCTGGGGTATTGCCAGTCCTTAGAGACTATATCCAGCTTAGCAGAGATGTGTCGCAAGGAAATACACGACGAGGTGCATGGGCAGGATACATCGAACTAGAGCATACAGACTTCTGGGAAGTGGCAGCACATACATTAAACAACCCAGATGATTGTAACATTGGTTGGCTAGTAACAGATAAGTTCATCGAGCAACTAGAGTCAGGTGATGAAGAGGCTGTTGCTAGATACCAACGTGCGCTTAAAGTTAAGATGGTAACAGGTAAAGGTTACTTTGTATTTATAGATAGAATGAACAGAGCTAATCCAGAGGCGTACAGAACTCATGGTTTAACTGTAAAGGCTTCTAACCTATGTACAGAGATAACCCTACCTGCTGATGAGTTCCATACCTTTACGTGTGTACTCAGTTCTATGAACCTAGCTAAGTATGATGAGTGGAAAGATACAGACGCAGTACAAAATGCTATTGTATTCCTAGACTGTGTAGCTGAAGAGTTTATACAGATGGGTAGAGGTATTAAAGGTTTAGAGAAAGCAGTGCGTTTTACAGAGAGTGGTAGGGCTTTGGGTCTAGGTACACTAGGTTTCCACAGCTACCTACAACAGAACATGATTGATATTGAATCAATGGAAGCACATATGCTAAACTCTACTATCTTTAAAGGTATTCAGAAGGAGGCTAAGAAAGGCTCTGAGTGGCTCGCTAAGACGAAGGGAGAGCCTAAGTGGTGTAAGGGTACAGGGGTACGTAATACACACCTCCTAGCCATCGCTCCTAACAGTTCTAGTGCGCTTATTTGTGGTGGTGTTAGTCAGGGTATCGAGCCTGTATATAAGAATGTGTTTGTACAGGGTAGCCCAGCAGGAGAGATTAACCGTATCAACCCTGTGTTAGTAGACTTGATGAGAGCTAAGGGAGTTTATAACGATGACAACATCAACGCTATTATTGCAGACAACGGTTCAGTACAGCTAGTAGACTGGCTAACTGATGAAGAGAAGGTAGTGTTCAAAACTTCCTTTGAGATTAACCAAGAGGTATTGATTAGGTTAGCTAGTGTAAGACAGAAGTTTATATGTCAAGCACAAAGCCTCAACCTATTCTTCCCAGCAGATGCTCCAGAGGAGGAGATTAGTAGAGTGCATAAGCTGGCATTTAAAGATAAGTATATTAAGTCCTTGTACTACATACGTAGTGAAGCAGGGGTTCGTGGTTCAACTGGAGAGTGTGTAGCTTGCGAGGGGTAAAGTATGATTGAACAAGATGTAAACGAACTAGCTAATGCAATGGAGGCAGACCCAGTACGCTGGGCTAAGAACTACCTTGAGCTGAGAGAGTTAGTTGATATTTTAGAATCTCAGGTAAGTGCAATGTTAGGTACGAAGGAGAAAGTACACTAAACTATAGGCAAAAAGAAGCCCCCTTGGAAAATATCCTTGGGGGCTTTTTTGTAGGTGCTATTTACGTTTCTTCTTAACAGCTTTCTTAGCAGCTTTCTTACCTGCTGCTGTATAAGGGTACTTCTTACCTTTTACCATTGGCATTTATTTATTTCCTCCTATCACCATTTAACTTTATCAGCCCAGTAGGCTGCACTCATCTTACCTTTACTAATGTTCTTAGCATGTCTAGCCTTGAACGACTTCTTCCTAGCTTTCTCAGCAGCAGTCTTAGGACTCTTACCTGCACCACTTACTCCTTGCTGACCAAACCTGATGGTCTTAGTTTTGTCGCCTTCCTTGGCTACAACCACATGAGACTTTGTAGGATGATTAGGTGTACGTTTAGGTTTGTTATAACCTGATACACCTATCCTACTTAGCTTACTATCTTTCTTAGTTGCCATATTATTGTCTAAACCCTCTTGCTTTTAGTTCTAGTATTACAGATTTACTTATCAAACCCTTTCTATAAAACTCTTGTAATAAAGATGGATTATCCATAATCATGTCAGCTCTATCACTAACACTTAAGTTTTTAATTAACTTATCTCTGCTATCTAGGTTAAGCCTACTTTCTTTTATTCTACGTTTAAACTCTGTAACTAGTTTCTTAAATACTAATGGATTACCTTGTGACACTTCTCTCATCTTACTTATTTGTTGTGCCCTAGGTAATCCAGCTATAGAGTTATCAAACAACTCTGAAGTAGACTCTGCCCTGTTGATAGGTATTGGTACATACTGCCTATCTAATAAGCCAATAATATCTTTAGAAGATATACCACCCTCTTTTAAAACTTCTATTCTTTCTTCCTCTGTATAACCCAACCTTCTTAAACTCTCATCTTTAGAGGAAAGTTGCTCAAAGACTCTTGCCCTTACTTCGTTAGAATCTTTATACACTTTAGCTAATGCTTCAGGTGTTAAGTCCTTATCATAGTCTCTTGCAGTAGTGTAATCACTTTTTAAGTTACGCATAGCTTTAGAGTCATGCCTTATCTTGTGCCTTACTTGGTCATTTACATTAAACTTTACTATACGATTACCTAACTGCCTCTTCATAATTTCAGCAAAGTTGTATCTTGGGTCATCACTTACTAAAGAGTCTACTATCTTATTACCTTCTCTAACTGCACCCGGTTTAAATGTTTCATTTACGAAGTAGACTAGCTGGTTTTTAAAGCTCTCCATTTGGTCAGGGTCATCAGAAATAGTCTTACCGTAAGCATCCCTATTATCTATAGCCCTATAAGCACTAAGACCTACAAAGTTACCCTCACCTACAAACTGGTCTACAAAAATACCTGTTAGGTTAGATAAAGGTTCATCTTTAAAAGCAGATGACATCACCTCAGATATAATAGCATGAGGTACAATGTAAGACATATTGGCGTAAGAACCTTCCTTTGTTTCTGGGTCGTACGTAAACAACAAAGACTTGTTCTTATCAAAGTCTGCAACAGCAGTCTCTTTAAGCATAGCTTCTGTCTCAGCATCTACATTATTCATAGAGTTGTAACCTTGTCTCATAGCCTCTGTACCTGCTACTACTCCAGATAAAGCTACTAACCTAGTTACACCCTCTGCTTGCATAGCTTTCTGATTAGCCTTAGATACATCTAGCCCAAGCTCTTGACCAAACTTACCTGTAGCCATTTGTTTAGCAAACCTTACTTGGTTATATATGTTCCTAGAGAACTCTGCTGTAAAGGCTACGAACTGTGGGAATACCCCAATCCTTTGAGCAGCCCTTACAATAGGGCTTAACTTCTCGTAGTTCTGGAAGGTGTCATTTGTAAGTTGAGCAGCAGACCTTTTAATTTGTTCTCTACTAGCTTGAGGAAACATTTTAGAAAGTCTTTGTTGGTTGTGAGTCCATACACCAAACCTAGCTGCTGTATCTGTAGCGGAGTACGCTTTACTAAGTGGGTCAAATATATTACTTAACTTTTTTGAGAAATAGCCTTGGTTTAATGTATCTCTAATATCAGATTCTAGTACGTTAGCAGGACCTAAACCATACTTCTTCATTTCATCTCTAGCTAGATACAATTCTTTAACACCCAACTCAGTATCGCCAGTTAGTTTTTTCTCTAGCCAACTATACTCAGATGCAGCATACCTTAAACCTCTGGCAGTACCTTTAGAAAAGGGGTTCATACCCATACCCAACATTGTAGTCATAGCACCATAAGCATTAACAGCATACGATGGTGGGTTAAGAATAACCTTAACAGCTTTTGATGCACCAATAGCAGAGTAAAATAAATCTCTTACTAAACTAGAAGTAACGTCTGCACTATCATCTAAAGAACCAGATGCAAAAGACCTATTGAGAGCAGCTTGAACTACGTTAGGTACATAGCCTTTTGTGACAACACCACTAGGTAATTCTAACTTAACGTAAGTGTTATCATTAACTGGGTTATCTGATAGTAGTCCTAGTTTTTTAAGTTGGTCTACAGTATTTATATCAACTTGATTTCTATATACAAGTTTACCAACACCCTCTAAACTACCCCTGATACGCTCTGCTGGGTCTATTACCTCACCTAAAAACTTTCTTTCTTCTACGCCTAAATCTTCCTTAAATCTAATTACTCCATTGTTAGGTCTTGAGATATTGTCTCTGGTATTACCACCAAGCCCTCTAGCCCTGTTAGACTCATTTATTAAAGTCCTTAGTCTTGCATTAGCAAACGCCTCCGCTTTTTCTAAAGACTCTTTTGGATTGTCAATAAGGTATTTTTGTATCAACTCTTTACGAGCTAATTCTTTTTGTTTAGCATCAAACTTAAAGCCCTTATCTATAAACGCCCTATACTCCCTAGTAACATAGCTTTGCTCTGGCTTAAGTATAGACTCTGAAACAGTACGCAATAAAGCATTTTGTTCTTGGACATCTAAATGATTAAATCTTTCTGTACTAAGTTGATTTACTAATTTTTTCTGTAGGTTAGTAAGCTCCTTGTCAAACATTTTAAGAGTGGCAGATAATCTAGTGTTAGAGTATTCAGGCTCTATAGTTCTTGTTACTAAGAACCTATTTACAAATGCAGCATCTTGTGGGTTTTGCTCTAAGTGTTCAGTTATGTTTCTAGCAAACTTACTAGCACTATCCCTTACAGCAGATAACTCTTTATTAGCTTGGAAGATTTCATTATGAACACCTTGTCCAGTTATCCTACTAGGAACTAAATAAGAAAGGGCTTTTTGGAAGAGGCTACCTTCTGTGTTTGTAGCATCAGCAAGAATTTTGTTAGCTTCTTTTTGAGCAACTGTATCTGCTACTTCACTAACCCTAACCTTAACTTCTGGAGCAACCTCAGAAGAAAAAAAGTCAACATCTTTTAGTTTACTACTCTCCTCAAACTCTGCTTTAACCTCATCGTCTTTTATCTTCTGTTGTAACCTTCTATTTCTTCTTATGTAATCTTCTACTGTTGTAATAGATTCTTTTTCTAATGTTGGTTTTTCAGTAGTAGGTTCTACTTTGCGTGGTTCGTAGGCATCAATCAAAGAGGTATCTTCAGCACTAAATAACTCTAGTTGGTTTAACTCTTCTACGTCATTTACATCTTCTTCTGTTATCTTACCATTGGTAATATCTAAGTCTATCTCATCAGGAGTCTTGCCAGCAAACTTACTTAAGCTCTTAGTAGCCTTAGGTAGAATTGCTCCTAAACCACCACCAAAGATAGTACCAGCAGCAGCACTCATTAAAAATCTTTCTGCGTCTGGTAGTTGTCCTGTATCTATTAAAGATGCAACTGTAGATTCTCCAGCACCGAAAGCAGCACCACGTTTAGCTTCTGATGCTGCTACTTGTCTTACTAACTCTGGAGTAATCTTTGTACTAGCATTAACACCCTGTAGTAATTTACTACCTTTTACAAAGTTTAAGAAACCGCCTGCTGTTGCCCTGCCAATAGAAGTATCTCCACCCTCTATTTCTTGAGCAGCCAAACTACCTAAGAACCCAGCACCAAAAGTACCTGCAATAGCTACACCCATACCTACAGGACCACCTATAGCTGCACCTGCTGCTATCGCCCCCATTTGTCCACCAGTAGCTACACCTATCTCAGCAAGAAGTCCTGTTGCTATGTCGCCCCCAGAAGGACTAAACGCTTGGTCAACTTCTTCTTGCGTAAAGGTAAATGAACCATCTTGTGGTGTTTCTGTGGGTGTACTTGTATTACCAAATGCTGCATCAATTTCTTCTTGTGTATAAGAATATACCATTATTGACCACCAGTTCTTAGCCCATCTAATTTTCCAAGCAAATCATATTGTTTGTCTGTTAACCCTGTTAGTTCTCTTGGCAATTCAAGTACCTGCTTAGCTGCTCTTCTAGCTTCAGGGCTAAAAGCGCCTGTTTCAAATGCATTTTTTACAGATGCAATCAACCTTTGGTCTTCTACTTCTTGACTAGCATCTGCTAACAAATTAAAAGGAGTAGTCACAGCGTTCCAAATATTTCCAAAAACTCCTGTCTCTGCTCTAAGCCCTGCTTTATCTAAGGCTTCAATATTTGCTTTTGGTACAGGCGCGCCATTTACAATTACGTTTGGGACACCGTTGACGAGTAAGTTCGTTCCTTCTGAAAGTTCATTAGGTCGAGGATTTGTACCACCTCCTGCTGGCGCACCACCTCCTGCACCTGTACCGACCCCATACAAAGAATTCAATTCTTGTTGTTTTAATCTTAATTCTTCTTCATTTAATCTTATCGACTCTTTTTGGTAAGGGTTCATTCTATTGCTGCTTAGTAAATCTACAGCTTCTTTAGTGTACCCAAAATCATTATATACCTTAGCCACCTGCATTGGGTCATTAAGCTGTTCTGGAGTGAGTCCTTTCATAGCTCTGGTAAAATCTGAAGTTCTTTTAATTTCAGGAGTTAAATTACTTCCAGACTCTTCAATAAACCTATCTTGTTGTGCTAATACTTGGGCGGCTACTTCAGGACTATACTCAGAACCTTCTGCTCTTAAGTTTTGCTCCATTACCCTTCTTTGTTCAATACCACTTTCATAGTCTCTTAAGTAGTCTCCCTCATTCTTAACACCTAAATAATCTTTAAGGCTTTCTCCAGCAGCTTTACCAAGCATACCACCAAACTTAGCATAACCAGATAAAGGTCTTTCTCTTTGTTTTTCTTCAATAGCTTTTATAGCTAGTAAATTATCTTGTGTATCTTTTCTACGTTGGTCAAGCATCTCTTGTGCAGTTTTAAACATTGTTTCAGCCATTATGAAATCCTCCCGTAATCAACTCTTAAGTACCCATCATCACCTTTCATAACAGCTTCAGGGAACACTAACATAGCTTCTTGTGCCATAACACCTACAGTAGGTTGGTCAGGGTGTGCAACCTTCTTACCCTCTTTGTTCCAATCCCAAGTGTACATATTTAAACCACTGTTATATTTACCTATCTTAACAATGTTTTCTTTAAGTCTTATGTCACTACTAAAAATTTTTGCCGCAGCTGCTGTAGCACCACTTTGTCCCATAGACTCTCCAAAACTGCCCATAAACTGCCCACCAATACTATTATTCTTAGCTTCTTGGTTAGCTGCCATCATATTAGCAGATGCGTTCATTGCACTAGCAGCAGCATTTTGTCCTCCAACTAATATCTGACCAGCTTGAGCAGAAGCAGCGCCCCTTGCTTGTTCAGCAGTAAGACCAAGTTGCATAAGTTGAACTTCTCTATCAGAAACAGAACCACCAATACCAAACAGCCCAGTACCACCAGCCAATAAGTTTGTTGCCCGTTGTTGTTCAAGAGCTTCATTGATACCAAAGATACCAGACTCAATACCATACGCTTGTTGTTGTTCACCAAGTGCTTGTTGTCTTGATTGAGCAGCTAGGTTAGCTAACGTCTCAGATTGCGCTCTACCGAGTCCATATGCGTCAGGGTTTACCATACCACCTGCACCTGCTCCAGCAGCCTCTCCTGCAAGCATAAGACCCATACGACCACTACCAAATAAGTCTGATTGCAGTTGTTGTCGTTGTTGTGCAAAAGCTGGTTCTAGTAGCCCTGCTTGTTCAGAGTATATACCAGCAGTACGACCTTGTAAATCTCGCTCAAACTCAAAAGGAGTTACCTCTCTTCCAAATGCTTCAGGTACTTCTTGTAATAACCCTTGCGCACCAAGGTAAGACTCCTGTTGAATACCTTTAAGGGGTTCTGCTAAATCAACAGAGAAAGCATTTTTACCTTTATCCCATGTCGTACTACCTGTAGTAGTAGTTAAAGTATAAGGCTTAAACTTAGCCTCCTGAGCAGCTCTCTGTACACCCTCGTTTATCCTTACTTTAGTAGACTGAGTATTGCCAAATAAAGCACCACCTAATCCTCCACCACCACCCATTATACTATCTCCTCTACTGGTAATTCATAGAATGTAAAACGGGATTCAAACCCATCTTCTTTAAAGACTTTACCCCAACCTTTTCTACCTTGTGACTCAATAACCTCACACCCAGTTGATTTAGCAAAGCCCTGTATTGTTTTTAACATATCTTCTTTCCAAAGTTCTAACTCAATACCCCCAGTAAAAACCATATCTAATACTTTTTTCTGTGGGTATTGAGTAGGTTGAGTTACAACAAAGCCATAGATTTTATCTTCTTTATGAGCTATCCATAACTGTTGATGCGAGTTATTTTTTATATTGTTTTTAATATCTTGTGCTGTAAACCTACCATAGGTGTATTCAGCACAACCTTCTAGATAATCTTTTATTTTGTAATAAATAGTATCTACGTCTTGATTAGGGAAGTGTGTGATTTTCATATTAGGCTGTGCGCTTCCACATGAAGACAGTTATATAAGGTTGGTAGTTCTGGTCTGTACCACTAACGCCCTCTGTGCTATTGGCTACAGTAATGCCTGTTGTCTCTGTTGAGGTGTTCTGACCATTTGCAACATACCTAGCACCAGCGCCATAATAATCATTATCAACACCAGTCAGATTATCATTAGTTTGTTTATGATTGTGTCCGGGGTCTGTTACTGTAGCTGTGTGTGTGTGGCTAACAACAACAGCATCAGCACTACCACCAGTCTCCTCAGCAGTATCAAATAACGTATTACCAGCATCAAAGCCTACAGGGACTCTACCTGCACCAAATGCTATCCATGTCCCAAAACCTAATAAGGTAGCTGGATTGGTTGAGTTAGTAGCGTTAGTATAGATAGAACCTACTGGATATAGTGCTAGTTTAGCAGCTAGTATTGCAGTAGTCACAAAATTAGTAGTAGCTATTTGTGTTGTGCTAGTGCCTGCCCCCGCAGTAGGAGCAGAAGGTACTCCCGTTAAAGTAGGACTGTTTATATCTGCTTTACTATTAACAGCAGTTTGAATAGCGTTATACTCATCATTGATTTCTGTACCACTTACAATCTTTAAAGGGTCGCCTGTTAGCAAGGCATCCTTAGAAGCAAAGTCTGTGGCTTTTACATAATTACTCATATCTTATAATACCTTTATTGTGTTCTTCCAGATTTAATAAATACATCTACTCTTTGAATACTAAGAGGCGCTCCATTAATTTTTGTTTCAAAACCTGCTTGTAACACCTTGCCACTACCACCTACAGAATTACTAACTGTTGCGATACCCACCCCACTAGAATACTCTGCTACTGTATATTCATCTATACCATAATAGTAAGGTGTGCCTTCTCCTTCAATAACGTATGGGTAACTAAAGTAATTAGTAGAGTAGTCAAAACCAAGCTTAGTTACGAATGTTTGGTTGTCTGGTGCAATCAATGTTACACTTAATCTCTTAGCCATCTTAGTTATATTACTGTTACCTAAGTCAAAGTAGTTAGTGTAATACTTAAAGTTAAATGCACTTCCGTTATCTTGAGAACCAAAGTACTCAGCTAACCCATTAGTTTGACAGAATAGTAGTTTACGTTCATCAGCATCATAAATAAAGTTATTATGAGTTATACCTAACCACTTAGTAATTCTTAAAGCACCATCAGGCAGTGGTGTCTTAGTATCAAAAGCATATATAATATTAGCACTTGGAAAATACAGTAGATAGAAAGCAAAGTTAGGGCAGTACACAGCTTTAATGTCTGTATCTGTACCCTCATTCTCTACTAACGTAATCAAGTCGTCACGTATGTTTTTAGATAAATCCCTTAGTGGTTGTGACTTCTCTTGAATAGTTCTACCTAAAGACCTAACACCTGTAGAAGATAGGAACATAATATCATCACCTAAGTTCTGTATAGTGTTGTGAGATATACAACCAATACCTTCAATAGTCTCTACTAGAGAAAGTGTAGTAACATCGAAGCTCGCCTCAAAACTATCAGTATCTTGAAACAACATAATAGAGTTCTTACAGAAAACTACTAAGAAACCATTGTGTGCGCCTAACCCAGTAATAACATCACTGTTCTTAGCGAACGTACCAGCTATGTTTAGTTGCCCTGCACTGCCTGAACCCCACTTAGTACCATCTAACAAGTCAGAAAAGTATACAATTGTTTTATTTGTTTCAGTTACAGCAGCCCACAGCCGACCATAAGCAGACATTACTATGCTGGCTTCTGGAGGAGTACCATCATAACCAGTAAAGGTATCTATTGTTTTAAATACTTCTGATGAAGTTTCGTTTGTATATACTAGAGGTTTGTATTTTTCTTGAAAGAAATATGTCCTGTCATTAAGAGTGGCAGAAGACCAGTTTCCATCCTCTATTGTATCTGTAGTAGTAGGAGTTATAGGTATTAAATTTCCTAAGCCTTTGTAAAAAGTATCTTCACTCCAAGACAAGTTTAATTTAAGTCCTGCTAGGTCTGTAAAAATATGAGTACTTAGTAAATTAACATTAACGTTATCATCTGTAACACCACTAAGTTGTGTAGTTTGGTATCTCCAGCCCTTACGACTACCTAACCTACCATACTTATCAATAATACAGTTATCAGCTTGTAGGGCAAAGCCAGCTTCTAAGGTTACACCAGACTCTTGAGTGTTAAGACCAAAGAAACCGGGAGCTACGATTGCTGCAGGTTGTAGAGGTTTAGCCATTATAAGTCACCGTACTAGAAGTTTCTTCCACAGTTAAAATACAACTAACACCAGTAGAACCAGCATTACCCCTAAGCTCATAACCAGACTCTAACATTACATAGCCACCATTCATCTCTAGTTCAATATAATCACCTGAACCTAAAGACTTAGCACCTAGTACAACTATATCAACGCCATTAGATATTTCTAAGTGTATGTTACCCACAGTAGAACCAGAACCATTAGACACAAAAGCTAGTATCCATTTGGCTCTAGTATTAGGCGGTACAGTGTATAGTAAAGCTGTACTATCAGTAAGAGCAGCAGTAGTTAAGTTTTCTGTTAGTATGCTCTTAGCCCGCATTAGTGAGCCACCCATATAATTTCTTCGGGGTGCTTACCACAGTCCAATGTGATAGCATCTGATAAAGCACGTTCTGCTATAGCATAAGCAGTAACAGGATTAACGCCACCATCTTCACCACGTTCCTCAATAGCCATAGCATATGCTAATAACTCTACAGCTTTAGCTGGTACTTGAATAGTATCTGCTTCTGCTTCTAAGTCAGGTTGACGTTGTACTATGTTAAACCGTAATGTATAAGTATCATCAGGGATAGGGTATAAATCTACTTGAGTATCTCCATCAGAACTAATACCGTTAAAGCTGTAATAGTAGGGAGAACCTGTAGCTGGGTCAGAGTTTAAGAACAAACCATTAAAACTGTGAGCATCTTTGTATTGAAGAAAGAAATCATCAGTATCATTAACTACATCTAACACATCAAAGTTATTCTTAGTACCATTTAACTCATAGCTAAAAATACCAGACGTAGTAGTTGCCGTTAGTGTAGTACGTAAAGCAGACCATTTCCATGCTTCCTCCACAACTTGTTTAGCGTCATTAACGAATACACCGATAAGAGCAGAGTAAGAGGTCTCTTCTACAGACGTAACTGTCCTCTCTCTTAATCTCTTTAGGATTTTATTTACTGTTTCTAAATAAGTCATAGTTATTATTTACTTCCTAAAATAAATTTTTATTTATTGTATCATATTTTGAATGATTTGTCAAGTCTTTATTTAACTTTATTTCTTCCAGTTAGCTAAGCCCTTGATTCCAAAGGAAGCTGCTATAGCTGCTGCTAGAAAACCTTTGTAGTATTCTGGCATTGAGTTTAAAACTGCGAAACCCTCTTGAATGTAGGGTACTAAGCTAGGGATGAACGCACCAATCATTGGTATAGAAAGCACAATGACAAACCATTCATCTTTCCATGATGTCTTACTACCTTCAGCCATCATTTTTTCCCAATTCTCTTCGGACTGCATAGCTTTAATCTTTACTTCCTGCTTGACCTTAGCTTCTTCTGCTTTACCTTGCATCCATGTAGTGGCTAACTCACCAACAAGAGTTATTAGCTGTATCATTTGTCTGCCTTACTGTCTAGTTTATCTTCTATTCGGTTAAGAGTATCTTTAATGTCAGCTAGAGCTATTTGAAAATCATCACGTCTAAGATATACGTTAGGTATGTTTCTCTCTATCTGCTGAATGTCTAAACGTAATCTGCTAATAGCATCCCATACTGCTCTTAGATACCAGCCAACAAAAATAGATATGAGGGCAAAGGTTGCGTTAAATAAATCTTGGAAGTCCATGTAATGACTACTCCGGAAGTAATGTTTTTAATTCTTCTGCACTAGTTGCATTATCCATAGAGGTTTGCAACATAGTGTGAGTTAATAAATACTCAGGTGCAGGAACAATAACTGCCACTCCACCATCACTTGTTTCATATATTATTCTCATTTTATTTTTCCTTTATTATCTAAATACTGCAACGCAAACCAAGCCTAAATCAGCAAAAGAAAGATAGTCAATTGACCTTACAACAAAACTGCCTACTGAAAATGTAATATTAGCAGTATCCGTCACTATAACAGCAATACCACTAGAAGCACCACCACCATGTGAAGTTACACAATAATTTACATCAGGCATATCAGTAGCAAAATTAACTGTATAATCTCCTGCACCATTATCAGTGATACTACTTACATTATAACTAGCCCGTATTGCTACAGTGCCTGTTCCATTAAAATTTACCCAAGCTCTTGCGCTGCCATTTACTACGTCAGCTATCGGCGTAGTCTCACTGCCTGCTAAGTTGGCTAAGGTGCTTATGTTTAATTGTGACATTTAATTAGCTCCTTTGTGGTTTAGCGGAAGATGGCTACGCAGCAAGTCGTCTGATCATATAACACTGTGCTTACACCATATCTGCCCCATATTAGCGCGCTAGTGGGCTGCAATGGATTTGTCGTGTTCGCTATCTGAATGCCCATTAAATAAGCGGTTGCTGTAGAGTTGCTTTGATCATACTGTGTTGTTCCAACAAGCGAGTAATTGCTATCAGGCATCGCATTAGTAAAATTAACAGTGTATTTACCAGTTCCCCCATCTGTAATACTGCTAACATTACCAGACTCACGAATAGCCACTGTACCTGTGCCGTTGAAATTCACCCAAGCACGGCACTTATAATTCTCTGTGCTGTCATCGTTCAACCAAGTGTCAAACTTTAAAGAGCCAGCCATTACAATGCCTCGCGTTCAATCACTTCTTTCAGCTTGTCAGCAGATGTTGCACCATCAATCTCAACTTGCATAGCGTCATACTTGTCACGAATAGCTTGACGAGCTGCTTCAGCTTCTACTGCTTTGGCTGGGATAGTTGCCTGCACATCTAATGGCGCGAACTCTTCAGAGCGTTTAGAACGACGTTTCTCGTGTGTAATGTCTTTGGCTTTGTTTATGTCTACTTTAATCATGTCAATTACTCCTGAACCCATGCGTTGCGGAATGTACGGTCTGAAGGTACTTCGCTGACATCAACAATCTCAGCAGATACCTTGTTAGCTTCTGGCACTACTTTGTCGCGTAGCTCTTCCATAGTACCTGCCCATTCTGGTGATGGCACTACAACGCTTACGCCACCTTCGTCGTTTGTGTAAATAATTCTTTTGTCCATTGTTTTTCCTTTAGTTTTGTTTAGGGGTTAGCGAAAGATGGCAACTGAAACATGATTATAATCTACACCGGAAACGAGATTGCTTTGTGCAGTTGTTATTTTTACGTAACTTGATGTTACCGCCATTGAAGTAGCAAAATGCATGTAACTCAAGTCTCTGTTATTCAGGCTTACTACTGTTGAATAACTTGCGTCAGGCATAGCATCAGTGAAATTAACATTATAATTACCTATACCGTTATCCGTAATGCTGCTTACATTAAACCCATTGCGAATAGTAACAGTTCCTGTGCCATCGAAATTAACAAAGGCTTTAGCAGCGCCTACAATGTCTGGTTGGTTAGCGCCTGTTCTGTCTTTAATGCTGTCTACGTTTAACTGACTCATAACACCACCCACACACTACCTGAAGAAATAGTCACTGTAACACCTGTATTTATTGTAATTGACCCCACACTTGACGCACTCTTACCTGTTGGGATTGTATAGTCTGTTGTCACTGTCTGTGAGTTTTCAACAAATACTTGGTCGCCACCGCCGCCTGTAGCACCTGCTGAGACACCAGTAAGGGCTGAACCATCACCTTCAAATGCTGTAGCTTTTACAGTACCATTAACATCAAGTTTTTCAGTGGGGCTACTAGTCCCAATACCCACGTTACCACTGCCATCAACAGTAATGTCATCGTGATTAGCTATGCCTAAGTTAGTAAGGGCAGATGATGCATTGGCTAAGTCAGAAAGGTTGTTACTTTTTGTTACAAAGCCACTAACGTCTATGCTGGCTGCACTAGCTGCTGCCTCCGTTGCACTTGTTGCTGCTGCACTAGCAGAGGAAGCTGCGCTAGTAGCTGATGTAGCTGCGTTACTCTCTGATGTACTAGCATTAGTAGCAGATGTACTAGCTGCGCTTGCAGAGTTACTTGCATTAGTTTCCGATGTGCTGGCATTAGAAGCACTCGTAGAAGCCTCAGAAGCCTTTGTAGTGGCAGTTGTTGCACTACCCGCTGCACTAGTAGCACTAGAGGATGCGGAGCTGGCAGAGGAGCTTGCAGACGTTGCTGAAGCTGCTGCATTTGTTTCACTTGTACTAGCATTAGATTCAGAAGTAGCAGCGTTAGTTGCTGCTGTTGATGCAGTTGATGCACTATTAGCTGCGTTTGTAGCAGAAGTTGATGCACTAGCTGCACTATTCGCTGCATTGGTTTCACTAGTTGCTGCATTAGTTGCTGATACAGAGGCTTCACTAGCTTTAGTAGTAGCTATACCAGCTTGTGTAGTTGCTGTACTTGCTGAATTGCTTGCTGATGTGGCAGATGCACTAGCATTAGTCTCTGCTGTCTCTGCACTAGCTTGTGCTGTTTCTGCTGCTGTCTGTGCAGTCTGTGCTGCCGTTGCAGAAGTTGACGCATTAGACGCTGAAGTAGAAGCACTGGTAGCAGACGTAGCTGCATTAGTTTCTGAAGTTGCTGCATTAGCTTCGCTGGTGGCAGCATTTGTTTCGCTAGAGCTTGCATTGGTCTCTGAGGTACTAGCATTAGATTCAGAAGTAGCAGCATTACTAGCACTTGTTGCAGCGTTAGATGCAGAAGTAGCTGCTTCATTTTTATACTCATTAGCATCTTGTACTAACTCTGTTACTTCATTTATGGTAGCATCAGAAGTAGCATCTCCTGAACCACCTGAACCTCTGTATATACTCAAAGCAAGTCTCCTAAATATTCTGTATTTGTGTGTAGATTAAAAAGAATAAATACAGGGGGCAATTAAGCCCCCCATACCGTTAGAACTTACTAAGCTGGAACAGCTACAACAAGTGCAGACTCAGGTCGTAAAACCTCTGTACCATAAAGAGTGTCAGAAGTAAACAAGTTACTTAAGTACTCTTGCTTGTATTGAGTTTGTGAACGTACGCCCATTTGCTCTGCAAGTACCATTGCATCTTTATGACCAATGATAGCAGCTTTAGTATCTATAGCTGAAGCTGTGTTGTTAGCAGCAGTTTCAATTACAGGACAGTTAGAACTAACGTAAACATCAATACCGTACAAAGTACCGATTTGACCATTCATAACACCACGACCATCTACGAAGTCGCTAGAGTTGTAACGGTCGATACCCATAATAGTTTGACGAACTGAAGGAGGAATAACAATAAAGCGATTTTCCATTGGAGTATCGTTATCATCTAGTTGCTTGATAAGTTCACGGAAAGCTAAATCTGTGAAAATATCAGTAGCAGCTACAGTATCTTCTGCATAAGCAGCAATACCGTTAGCACCATCAACATAGAAGCTGTTGCTATGAGTCCAGTCAGAACCATCACCATTACCTAGTGATTTACCTAAAGCAAACAAATCATCATCAACTTGTTTAGCTAGAGCGTAACCAGCATCATCTGTGTAGAATTTACGCATAGAAGCTAGTGCTTGTACATCAGTAATATCTTCGATTAAACGAGAGTATTCATAATGTTTGTCGACGCTGACTTGTACTTCTGATTCTGTAGCAGCAATCAAAGTTACTTGAGACTCTGCACCTTTAGCAGAAGCAGAACCACGGGTAGGTTTAGGGATATGTAAAGTATCACCTTTTTTACCAGACATTGGCATTTTATTTACCAAGTTAGCAAGTACCAAGTTAGATTTATAAGCAGCTACAATCTCGTCACTCCATAACTCTGGAATGAAAGTTGCGCCAGTTGTGTTTGTTACATGATTTGAACCAAGTGCCATTATATTTTACCTTTATAAAAATTTAAGATTATCGCACCCTACCTTCTGAATATGCCTGTGTTAATTCATCAGACAATTCTAAGTAGCGTGCAGGATTAGTTTGCATTAAGTTAATAATATCAGACCGCCGATAGATTTTCTTAGATTTACTTTCTCCAGTTCCTTTAGCAGAGCCAGAAGAAGCAGCCTTACGCTGTTGTCCTCTATCTTTTTCAACAACTTCCTGTGCCTTTGTAGATGCCTGAGTTCGTTCTTTCCAAGTAGAAAGAAGCTCATCTGCTGCATCAAAATCAAAGTTACTGTCAGCGCGTTGTAAAAGTTCTGTCCTTACTTTAGAAGCCTTAATCCAATTTAGGAACTCTTCTGACTTAGCAGTGTTCATAAAGTTAGGATGTGCTTGCTCTAATCTATTCATAGCATCTCTACGAGCCATGTCTAACTTCATCTGTTTAATTTCTTGAATATCAGAATTAGATGATATAGATTGTGCAATAGCTTCTTTAGGTCTTTCGAAGAAATCAATCTCTTCAATCTCAGCCTGTTTTTCGTGGGTATTGTTTTCGAGGTTTGTTTTAATGAAGTCGTCTACAACCTTACGAAGTTCTCCTACTTCTGAGCTTTGTCTACCAACTAGCTTCTCAGCTTCTTGGTGCATCTGTACAATTTCTGCTACAGATTTATCTTTATATTTATCTGGTAGACTATTCTCTTCTTCTTCTGCTTGCTCTACTTGTTCTTGTTCAAGGTTGTCCTCTACGGATTCTTGCTCTTCGAACGTAGAAAGCTCTTCGCCTTCTTGTAGATTTTCTTCGTTAAATTCCTCTGGTGTATCTAGTATTGTTGCCATTATATTATAAACTCCGTACTCTTAAATAAGTATTGTGGAAAATTAAAAGATTATCTCTTAGCGGCTTTCGAATGTTCTCTTGCCCACTTCATAGTTGCTCCCGGATAATCGCCCGATATAGCATCTAATACAAAAGAACATTTAGAAATTACCCGCTTTGCATCTTGGTCACATTCAGGACACTCTATAGTCTGTGTTTCAGAGTCTATAAAGCGTTCAGTAATATGTCCGCTTGAGCATTTAAAGTCATAGATTCTATTCGCCATTAACGGCTTCCCTCTCGCTAATTAGAATAGAGTCGTAAGCTGCTCTGACCATATCTTCCATGTTGATTAAAGTATTTAAAACGTAAAGTTGTCCTTGTGTTTGATACAAAGTCTTTTCATCTGCAATAGCTTCAATCTGGAAGTTATCCTTATCTACTTGAACTTGCTCCATAAGCTGTGACCAGCCATCTGTGTTAAATAAGTCAAAGTAGTTCTCGTAATGTTTTACATTTTCTGGTGTCATACATTCTCCCAATAGGTGTATGTGTGGTTATGTTTATTTTTTAGTTGTAGTCTTTCTAGTTGTTGCTGGCTTAGGTGTATAAGCCTTTTCTAAATCTGTAATACGTTTATCTATTGCTTTCAGGATGTTGTTGATTTCTATCAGCACCCCATCAAGTTCTTGCTTAGTTACCATTAGGTCTCCTCATTTGCATTTCTACAATATCTTCTTTTACTTTTAACTCTTGCTGTTTTAAGCTAAGCTCTGCCATCTTGACAGCTTGTGCAAACTCATCAGGTGGTAGCGTCTTAGCAATAGCTTCGATACGGTCAGTCTCTTCTGCCACAGGTAGTAGCTGTGTCTCAACATTGTTTTGTTGAACTCGACTTTGTATTTCTGCATTTTGTAGTTGAATTTGTTGCAAGTTAGCTTTAGCAATCTCAAGCTCAAACTGCTTACGAATAACCTCTTCTTGTTGTGCTTGTGGGTTTGGCTGATTAGCTTGCTCGATACCTGCAAGGATTTGTTCCCGTTTAGTAAGATTCATAGACTCA